GTACGATTCTATAAAAGCTATAAGAGATGAAAGACAAAAAATGGCCATGGACGAGGCACAGAATAAGGCGGCAACTTTAGAGCTACACACAGCAGAAAATGAACACGCCAGAAATATATACCTAAAGAAGTCCGAGATACTTCAAGTAGAAACAGCAATAAAGTTACAGCTACTAGCTCAGACTTCTGCTGTAGAGGCGCAGGACAAGTTACTTTCTGCTAGAGAGGCTAAATCTAGTGCTCAACTGGCCTCTATAAACAAAGCTAATAACGCTGCAGGAATAGCATCTAAGAAGGAACTTATAGCCGATAGGCTTAAAGAGAAAACATCTAAGAGAATACTTGCTACCGCTATGCTAACCAAAAAGCTAAATAGTGTGGGCACCTCTGTAGAGGAAAAAGCAGCTATAAACAAAAAGATTCAAGCACAGAGCATATCTCTAGAGTCCGATAGACTATCTGCTATTAATGCTATGGTAGATGCTCTAAGAGAAGAGCATGATTTACGAAAGGCCTCTGGAGAGCTACTATTACAAGAGGAGTTAGCGTATAGAGCTATGGAAGAGGCTAAGAACTATAATGCTACAGACTCTGCAGCTGATGCAATTTACGCTAATGTAGACAGCGGTGTAGACTTAATTACTTCTAATCTTAAGGAATTTGGTACTATATACGGTAACGTAGGTAAAGAGAGATTTGATAATCAAAGATGGATGGACTTCGGTGAACGTTTAATAGACCAGGGAGCTGAGGATTCTAAAAGGATAATTAAGAGTGCTATAGGTGGGGAGCTAACACTGGAGCAAACATCTAAAGCAAGCCTTGTTAAACTAGGAATAACTAACTTCACTCTAGAGGAACTGCTTGCGACACAGAAGGATGTCCTAAATGCCACTCTTGCACTGGGTAACAGATCGTCCCTGCTGAAGACAGACGTAGTGACTAAGGCCTTTACGGACCCTGAGCTAGCAACGGATGATACACGAAAGGCCCTAATAGATGCCGCTAAGGTTATAACACAAAAAATAGGAACAGAACAGGGTAATAGTACAACTATACTAGTTGATCAGTTGATCACTATCAATAGCACCCTTAACAAACTAGGGAATGGGTTGACAGTTGCGATAACAAAAGGCCTGACTGAGTTCACGAAGAAAGAAGTGACTAAAGAAGCCTTAGATATTGAGATAGGTAAGAAAGAAGCTAAGTCTACTATATCTACTTCATCGGAAGCTTTATCGGCTATAGGCACTATTGAAGTAAACTTTGGGGGGCTACAGGACTACCTTACCAAACAATTGGCTAACCCTACT